AAAGTCGCCGTTCTTGATTAGATTGATGAGCGGATTAGATGGCAGGCTTGGGTTAATCAAGTCGCTGTTGTTAAAGATGATTGCCGTCTCTTCAGCGTCCCATGCGAAGGCGTCCTCTGAAGTCTCCCGCAATGACAAAGCAACGCGAAGATCGCCCTCACCGCCGATAAAGAACCGCCAGCTTACCACCTCGAACTCTTTAGCCGTCCAGCCATAACGATCAATGGTCAACGCAACGATCTCGCCCACCTCGACATCAAAGGCGTTCAAGCCAAACTCAGCCTGAAAGACCATCTGCTCACGCCCGCGTAGAAGCGTCATCTTCGCAAGGCGCTGGGCTGTCGCGCCGGATGTGGTGAACGGCAAGTCCAGATCAAGCGCCTGCTCCACGCCGTCATCCTCGGTTAAGAACGTGGCGGATTCTATCGGCGGGTAATCAGCGGCGATGTATCTGTTTTCTGCGTCATTAAAGACGCCCTGAACCTTGTTGAATTGATCGCGCAGATTGACGCGCGTTTGCAGGCTGATGTTACTGCGAAGATCGTCTAGCGTGAATGTCTTGGTCGGCGCGTTGTATTCACCAACGGCCAGCTTCCACTTTCCACCGCCCCAGAAGAGAGTTCCTGCGCAGGATGTAATCATCTGCTGCAAGACATCTCCATAGTTCTGATTGGCTCTGACAACGCCGTTTAGCGTGTACCGCTTTTCTGCATACGCTTCCCAGTATGTGCCAGCAGACCCACCGACCCCCGGTTCATCTGAAGCACTAGAGGTGTGGTCAAGAATACAAATATAGCTATTGTCATCATTCGTTACAGTGTCCCCAACTACATATGCAGTAGACAAAGCCCAGTTACCGTCTGTATCTAAGTTTACATTCTCATCGCAGGCATTCGCCGCCGCTTGAAATACGGTGTCATCTACCTGCGCGTCATTTAGGCCATATGCGCTGGTCAGATAGTCACGAATGCACAGAGCGGCATTATTGGAGTAGGCCGTTGTGGATGTTCGCGGGTCAAAGACCTTCTTGCCGCGTATCTTTGCAGTGATGACCGGGATGCCGTTCTGGAAGACGCCAGAGGCATAGCTAAAGCGCACAAACAGATAAGCGATGCCATTACCAACGAAAGAGGCCTTAGTGGGTTGCCCTACGCCGCCGAAGTTCTGGCTGTCCTCGTCAGACGATCCCGTGTCAAAGAACGCGCTATTGAGCGATTCTGTAGATGAGTTGGCAAACGTGTCAGTGATCGCCGTCTGGTCGCCAAGATGGTAGAAAATGCGGATTTCATGTTCGTCAGGGTCATCAGACCAGTTGCGGTTCGTTACCCAGCCCGCACCAGATCGGCGGCTGTTTGAATAGGCATCGTTGGAAATCGTTGCCACTTCGTCATTGATGTAGATCGCTTCAACGCTCTCGATCTCGTGAGCAGCCAGAGGAATAATCTGATACAGAACCGAGCCGCCACGAGTGGTCTCAAGATAAGTGATCGGCCCGCCTTTGCGCACCTCGCCATACACAAACTCTTGAGGCGCGGCGGCGTCTCTGGAGTTGACCAGCAGGCTTTGTCTAGGGGTGGGTGGTGCAGGAGTTAGGGCGCTGATGATAGCGTTGGTGGCAACACTGATAGCCAAGTTTACAGCCGTAACGGCTACTGCGTATGCGATTGTACCAGCCTCAACAGCGAAAAGAGCAACCGCAATTGCCTCAGCCCTTGGAGCATTGCTCCACGAGTTTCGATCCCGCAGGACGTTAAATGGTTCGCCTCGCTTCATGCCTTAACACACGCTTTGTCATTGGTTTCGATTGGATGATACACGAGACCGCGCCTTGATACAAAGGCCGCTTTAAGACCAACGGAGATGCCCAGCGCGTTTTCTATAACCCAGCGCCGGACCTTTTTCGTGGCAACAAGAGAGCCGCGCGGTGGGATGCCATTAAATCTTGTCAGTCGGCTATCCACGGCATCCACAAACCGCTCAAAGCCAAACTCCTGCTGAAGTTGGGTTTGGTTCATCGGCTTGCCGTCAATCATGTATCGCCCCAGCCAATCATCTGCCCATCCATAGCCCCAGATTGCCCGCCACGCGCCGTTGGTGAATGTCAGGCAGTCATGCTCACCCCATTCAAAAGGCGTGTCCGCAACGCTCTTCAGATAACCCGGCAGGTTACTTAGGTTGGAAGCGCACGCCCTTGTCTTGGATGTCGGCGACGAAATCAAAGAAGGTGTCTGTAGCATATCGGGCCTTGTGGCTTTCTGATGTATATCTGAAGTTGCTCGCCCGCTCCAATTCCACCAAACGAGAATCCACCGTAACCGAGATCGTCCCAGCTTCAGGGCCGTCATCAATGACCATCTCATTCAAGCTGCCGCTGAAGACCTCAACGAAGTCATTGCTCGTTACAGTGACCACGCCGGGAATGCTGTTAACGCTCCATAAGATGCGAACCCGACGCCTCTGGTATGGCTCTTGAAGCGCAGCATTGATGATGTTCGCGGGCATACCTGAAAGCGTCAGCGTGACCACCTTGGCCGCAAGGTCCGCGACCTCTTCAAGCCCATCAATGCCCATAAGATCGCCGCCACCCGAATAGGTCTGGCCGTCAACTGTTCTATCGCCGTAGCCAGTCCAAAGGCGCAGAGGCCCGCTATCCAAGTCGATCTCAATCGCGTAGAAAGGCTCAATCGCGCCCTGGCCCAGAGCCGTCAGGATGGATGCCGGAACCGTTCTAGACATTGATGGCCTCTCTGGCTGCGAATGTGATGCCGTAGATGCTGGCCTCGTTGATCGACCACGCCTGCTCGTTAGTGGACAGACGGAAGAGACCCTTCGCGCTGTTCAATGTCACCGTGGTGGATGTCGATCTAGCACCAGGCCATATCTCGATGGACTTTCCAGCGCCCACCGTCACATCCTGCAAGACTTTATGCAGGCTGGAATCAACGCCAGTGCCAAGTTGAATGTAATCGCCAGCCTTGAGCGTTCCCCCAGTAACAGTTCCGGTGAGGGTTTTATCACCTATACTTGGCGTTGAAATACTAAGTCCGACACCCGCATTCTGCGTTGCTGTCCGAAGCGGATCGCCGAGCAAGAAAGTCCCGGCCTGACCATTTAGCGACAACAGGAATCCAAGCCATTGCTCCGCGTCAGCGATCTTCATCGGCGGCAGCGTTACATCAGCCTGCCACATCTGCCCAGAATAAGAATGCGACTGACCGGCAAAAGTGAACGGAGACATGCTATAAGCCACCGCGTTGATAGCCCGCAGCTCAATGCTTCGGATGCCTGTGTGAGTTGGCAGGCTCAATGGGTATGTGATCGCCATTATGCAAACGCCCTTCCGTATGAGCCGCCACGTCGCTTGGCGTCCAAGACAGCGCCCTTCGCGCTCTCTGCGATCTGTGGCATCAAAGACCTGATCTCCGAGCGTACCGTCTGCTGCACACCTGTGCTGACGTTGATTGTCTGGTTTACGACAACGCCGCCGCTCGATTGCCCTCTAGTGTGATCAATGACGCTCTCACGCGGGTGCATCATAGCCATGAACCCACCCTTACCATCCAAGCCACCTGCGCGCGCTCCATTGCCCGTGTAGCCGCCTCCTGCAAAGCTGCTGGGTCGGGCTACCGGACGCACACTTCCGGTCCCCAAGGGCATTGCTGGGCCTGATACTTGGTTCAAATTAAAGTAACCGCCGATGGCGTTGGTGATGAAGCCGGTGATCTGCTTCACTACAAACACACGGTAGAGTTCCTTGATGATCTCAACGGCCATGCTGCGGAATGCCTCGCCCACCGTCTTGGTGCCATCCACAACAGACATGAAAGCGCCTTCCATGCTTCTCTCAATGGTGTTGGCGATGCCCTTCATCTTTTCCTGAATAGGCTGGATCGCAAGAGATAGTTCTTGCGTCTTTTCCTTGATCTTGGTCATTGCCGCGCCGCCGGAGGAACCGACTTCTGTGAATGTGCTGCGCAGATTGGTCAAACTGGATGTCAGCTTCTGATTGGCCTCGAACTGTCGAACCTCATCGTCAATACGCTCCTGAGTGACTTTGCGCTGCTCGTAATGGGCAATGTTCTCCAGATTGTAATACAATTCACGTTCTTTTCGGAATGCCGCAGCAGATGCTGCTGCTTGCCCAAAGCCGGAAGAGATTGCGATGATTTCAGACTGCATCACCGCTGCTTGATTCTTCATGTTCTGCAAGAATGCAGGGGCTGCGGCTAGGCGCTGTGATAGCAAGAGGGCGTTCTGAGCGGCGGCTGAGAGGATGCCTGGAAGTGGCTGTGCGGCAACGACAATCTCCTCTAACTCAATGGCCGCCCTGCCCATCATTGCCTCTAGCACGCCAGCCTCTTCGGCTGCTGAGTCAACCTTCTGGACGATTGCTTGACCAATCGGGCCGCCGATCTCCGCGCCAATAGCCCTTACACGAGCAAGACCCTCAATGAGCAGCAACGGGTCTGTTTCGCGTATAAGTGATTGTATCTCACTGAAAACTTGGTTCAGGTCATTTGAAGACGCGCCAATGGCATCAATATCTCCATTGATCTCTTTGAGAAGATCACTGATCTGTCTGTATTGTGCGCTACCTTCATCAAGGTACTGCAACTGAGCCTGCAAGCCCGCCTTGCGGCCATTCAACCGCTCAACTTCGTCTGCGGCATCGGCTATGTTTCTCGTCACGCCGGAAAACGAAGCTGACAAAGTTCTTAAAAGTTCGAGCCTTTGAGCCTCAACTAAGGCATCTACAAGCGCCTGAACCTCAATCGTCGCGCCAGCAAAGTCCCGCTCAATAATTTCAGCGATTTTTGAGGTTGATGCGCCGATCTCCTTCAAACGCGCCGCGCTGGACAAAAGTTCCTCAAGAGAGACCTTTAGCTCTTTTGAAGCCTCCCTCGACTTCTCAAACACAATCGCAAGTGCCGAGAAGATAGCAATCCCAGCGCCAACAACAGCGCCGATAGGCCCGAAGACACCTGCAAGCTGCGCACCCTGCTGACCAAACGCCTGCATGGCGCTTGTGCCGTTTGTGACCTGCACAACAAAGTCGCCAACTTGGAAGCCCGCTTGCTGCAAAGCCCCCTTGGCAAACTTGTTGGCCGCAACGGCAGTAGAATTGTACTGACCTGAATGCGCTTTGAGGGACGCATTACCCCTCTTGATCTGGCGGTCAACCGCACTGACCTGCTGCTGAACTCGCTTTAGCTGAGGCACAGCATTGCCGGTAACATTGAACCGAAACGTAAGGTCTTCAGTTGCCATTGCCCTGCTGCTCCTCAATTACGCTAAAGTAAGCGACCCATTCATTGTACTCCGATAAGGATATTTCCTCAATCTCAGAGATTGTCTTGCCGAGCCGAAGCGCCAACCCGACAAGATTTAGCCTGAATGGATCGCGCTTCAGTTTTTTACATGATCCTCGACGCTTTCCGGGTTGAAGATGTCGCCGAACAGCTTGGCAATTACGCCAACCGGCTCACCCATCAGGACCGGCTTGTCATCAAGGGAAAACGCACGCTCCCCATCCTCGGTCTCACACTTGAGAATAATCATCTCAACCATTGCGGCCATAGACGCCTGGGTCAGAAAATCCTTATGTTTCCGCTGGACCTTCTCAATATCTCTCGCTGATACAGTGCCGAAATAAAGGCGAAGAGGTTGATCCTCTTCGCCCCATTCTTCGACCTCTGCAAAGCTGCGATCTTGTGCTTCTCTTTTAGCTGCGATCTGCTTTGCAATGCTCATTTACAGTCTCCTTTAGACGGTTGTTTCAGACAGTGCGCCACTACCCTGCACCGAAATCGACATCTCAATCAAGCCGTCATAGCTGCTGTTGATCGTGCGGCCAGTCACAATGGCAGTGCCAGTGTAATAAACGTCGCCGGTCGTATCACCTTCGGGATACAGGTTCAGCGTCACTTCCGCACCGATAGTCAAAGCGCCTTGGCCGGTTGAGTCCGTCTCATCCCAAAGCACATCCACCGAGCCGGTGAAGGTGGTTAGCGAAGACTTGTAGGTCCGAGCGGTGTCGCCCATAGAGGTGTCTTCAAGTGTATCTGCACTTTCCTCAATCGAGAAAGAGCGGATTTCTGCAATAGCATTGGAACCGACCTTAACGGTCCCCTCGCTGCCGGTATGTGTAGCCATAGGAGCCTCCTGTTAATTGGCCGTTTCCACGTTATCAATAGCAGTAACATATCGAACGTCATAAGTTAAGCGGGCAACGCCAATGGGTGTTTCTGCTTCACCGCTGAAGTCGATCTCGGTGGACTGCAAGATCACAGTCTTTGCCAAGCCGTTGACCGTAAAGTCACCGGCGATGGCTTGTTCAACTTGGACAGCTATAGCATCGACATCATCATCGAACGTATCCTTAACGGACACATAGCAATCCACGAATATACTCACAGTGCGGTCTAGGGTCTTGGACCCCATAACCATAAGGTTGGATGTCTCTGATCCCGTCAGCACTGTAATGGCGGGCAACCTAGATGCGTCCAGCGGGTAAACGCGCGATCTGTAAACGCGATTGTCAACAAGCGGCACCCCAGAAGACAGAACCTGCGCAATTCTCTGCCGTATTTGTTTGCGCACATGGGCCATTACTGAACCTCAAGCTGAAGAGTGGTAACGCCGGTGCCGTCATGCACCCATGCACGAATCTTGTAATTTACCGCATTTACAACAAGCGTGTCACCCTCTTCGACGCCCGAAATATCCGAAGTTCGGCATGTAAACCGGGGCTGCTGTTCGTGAACGGTCGTAAACCCGCCCGCCTCAACGGGGACGGTCTCATTGTCAAAAATGCCGAGAATGGTGGACTGCGATGATGCGTCTGCCTTCGTGAACGTCGCTGACACAGCGAAATCATCCACATCCAGCAAAAGCAGAATGTCGTCATTCAGGTTGATCGGCATCTTTCGATTCTTTCTCGGCTGCTAGAGCATCTTTCGCAGTGTACGCCTTTGCGTAGCCACGCTCTATCAGCTTCTGCGCAATCCGGTCGCTCAGGTCGTGGACCTGGCCAACTTTAAGGCCAACACCGCCCGACTTGCAGGATTTCTCGATCTTAATCTTCACGCTTTTTCCTCCGTGTCGTCGGCTTTGGGGTTTTACTACCCTCAAGCGCCACCGAGCGATCCGTCTGCTCTTCCTTCTTGGATGGCGTCACATACTCAATGCGGCCCATAGCAGTCAGCGTCCTCGCCTCATCGGCAGGGATATTCAGCACGTCACCTGCGCTGCGGCGACCACCCGCCGCAAAACATGACTTCAAAACAACATATGGCATCGGGGCTTCCTCAGAGTGTGTGGCCGAGCCAGAAAGGCTCGACTGGCTCGACCACTTTAGCATTATACGCCGTCGTTATTGAAGGCGAACGACACTGCGTGACGGACAGCCACGTCAATGGTCTGGAGGGCAACGATACGAACCGTGCCGGACGTGCTGTTGGTGTACGGATCGACGGTGATGTCGAGACCGCCGTACATACCGACCAGCAGGTCGCTGAAGTTGCCGAAGTACAGGTCGCCTGCGGTAACCTGGTTGGACACAATCGCACGGTAGCCGTTGATCGTGTTGCCAGGCTCCACAACAAACTGACCAGAACCGGAGTCCTTCACAGTTGTCTTCAGAGCACCGTACATGCCTGCGGGCAGGATGTATGCGAGGTTGCCCATCAGAGCGTTGTCCTCGGCAACAGCGGTCTCCATCGCAACCACTTCCGCAAACGTCGGGTTTGCAGCGGCGAACGCAGTCGGAGCATTGATGCCCGAAGTGTTCTTGATGCCGGTGGGGTTGCCACTGGAGCCAGAACCTTGCAGAGCGCCGTTGTCGATGGCGAGAGCCAGAGCGGTGGACAGGTCGTTGCGGACCAGCGCCTCGATGTCGAGGCTGGACTGCATCATCATCAGGCGCGTGATGTCAGTGAAGGCACCAAGTGTCTTCGGCGACATTGTGACCTGACCGAAGGTCGGCTCGGACTCAGCCGCAGCACCGCCCTCTGTCGAGATGAACGCTGCCGAGGATGCGGTGGACTTGCGCGGGATTTTGACATCGCCGACAAGACCTGTGAGCATCGTTGCACCGGCCTGCATAACCGAAGACGCATTGCGCAGAACGTCAATGAAGTCGCCTGCACGATAGTCTTCAGCAACCATCGCCGAATCATCCGAGGTGTTCAGGTCGCGCTGACCCCAAGAACGCAGAACGTCGGTGGGGATGTAGAGACCTTGAGCATCTACGCCTGCACGCTTTGCCGCTTCGGCAGAAGCCTCGAACTCGCCGCGAGCAGCGTCTGCTGCCTTACGGTCTGTCGGGTTTGCCATTGCGCGGATCGCACGCATGAGCGAGAAGTTCTTAACCTCTTTGCGCTCCATGCCGATGTCTTGATTATCAAGCGGCTTATCGCCGATTGCTTCAAGCAGTTCGCCACGGAATGCGGCCAAGTCTTTGCCCTCGGAAATCGCCTTATCGGCCAGATCGCGCTGGTTGTGCTTGGCTGCGAGACGATACATCTCGGCGGTGTCTTTGGCGGCGGCGCGGGCAGCTTCGGCCTTCACCGCTTCCACATCAATCTGAGGTTGCTCAGACATTGTGATCTCCTTTCGGGGAGTTTCAGGTTTACGGGATTGAAGGTCGTCATCTGCGTTGCGACCAACGCCGACTGTCCGGTCAGCGGGAATCGACACAACAGAAACTTCCATTGGTGTCCACGAAGAGACGCGGTAACTATCCGATCCCTCGCGGTCCATTTTGTTGACTGCATAGCCAACGGAGATGTTGCCGCGAATATCATCGGCAACGTCATTGTAGATTTCGTTCGCAAGCGTGCCTCTTCCGAAGCGCACCGTTCCCCGGAGACGCCGGGTAGCGGAGTCGATCTCTACGTCCTCAACCACACCGATCTGCTGGCGCGGGTCGTGGTCCAGTAACAGAGGCATACGGCCTGACCGAGCGAACTCAAGGTCAATGCTTTGCTCTGAGTGATCTAAGATTTCCATGCCAAAGCTGCGTTCAACCGGCTCTTCGCTGGAAATTGCAATACGAACAGTGCGGCGCTCTTCGTCAATGACGTTGGCGGATGCCGACATCGCTCGCGTCTTCATGTCATCGCGGCTGAAGCGATCTTCCTTTTTGTAGCCGCGCTCCTCAACCTTTGTGAGTGTCGAAAAGCGATGCCCAACCATGACGCCAGATGCTTCCCAGCCATCTTCGCCTTCGCGGTAGACCTCGATCAGTGCGGCGGGATCATCTTCGTCGCCGTTGATAACGACATCTGCGTCAGGCACGTCGATCTGACCGTCGCGCTCAATGCGCTCGATCTTACCGTATGCCTCGCCACCGCTTGAGTCCCATTCGACCCAATCGCCGACGCTCAATTCGTTTGGCTCTGCACGCTGCTCAACCATCTCTGCACCCTCTTTTTCTTCGGGCATAGTATCATCTTTCTCTTCGGTTTGCACTGCGCGATCCTCATCCATGCCTGCCACCTTGTCACGAGACCACGAAAAGCCAGCATCGCCGCCCCACAAAGCCCAGGCTATTCTCCCAGCAGACGGGTATCCCTCTTCGCCGGGGCTAAAGCCTTCGGCTTGCTTGTCCACCTCATGCCGGGAAAAGAAGCTGAACATGCGCTTCACGGTGTCTTCGGAGAGGTTCTTGCCGTTCACGATGTCTCGCGCCCGCGCAACACCCACCTCAGTGCCACCTCGGCCATACTCTTTGCGCCAATCAAGGCCACGCTGCGCCTCTTCACGCATCCCCGCCGTCGGCTTGTAAGACTCAGACATCGCCGCCTCCATCTATCTCGGCCTGAACCGGCAGCTTGTTGCCAAACGGCTCATACGCCATCGAGAGGTTGTATCGCTCAGAGGTTTCCTTATCCCGCTGAATCTGGCTGAACGTCTCTTCGGCATCTCGCCCATAATTGGCCGCGATGTCTGTATGGCTCAGAATGCCGTTTTGTAGACCCATGATCGCCGCGTTCATTTCCTTCTGCGGATCAACCCACTGGAAGCCACGGGCGCGGAATGTGTAATCCTCAGTGAACTTCTCAAACTTGCCGGGACCGTTGATCGGGATCAATGCCATGTCCATGACATGCTCCAACCACACCCGATAGAGCGGGTCCATGAAGTGTTCGATCATAAAGGCGTGCAGCGTTCGGTAGAAGTCGCGCTCTTCCAGCGCCCCCTGCCGGATCGAGGAATAGCTTGTATTCTCCAAGTCGTTAGCGAGCGATGTATAGCTAACCCCAAGACCACCCGCGATGCCGCGCAAGATCGCCTTCTCAAAGTCGGCAAAGGCGCTGGTCGGGTGGTTGGGATCAAACGCTTGGAACTCCACACCGGCTGGAAGCTGATGGAAGGTGCCAGCCTCCGCATCATAGATCGGCGTGTAATCATCCTCCATGTCGTCAGCGGTAAAGCCATCGCCGCTTGGAGACGTAAAGAAGCCCATCTTCGAAGCGGCGGTGCGAGCAGCAACCAATTCCGCCTCACGGTAGCCGTGGAGCATCTTGAGCGCCATAATAGCCGCTGTCGGCCACGGAGTGCCTCGCGTCTGACCTGCGCGGGTGGGCTTGTAGATGTGGATCATCTGATTGGCGGGCAAACGAATCCGCTTCTGGCCCTTCGACAAGGTGGTGTAGTCGTAATCACCGGGGTGCGATGTCAGGATGTGGTAAGCCACCGGTCGGCGGTACTCATCCAACTCAACGCCCATGCGAACTTGGTTCCCATTTCGGTAACGCTCGTTCATCTCATCATCAATCCGGTCAGGCTCGATGATCTGAAGCGCAATGCGGTGCCGGAAAGATGCCCCCTTAACGATCCGCAAGAACACCTCACCATCACGGGCCATGCCAGTGATGATGTGGTTTTGCAGGTCCAACATGCTCATCTGGCCGTCCACGGTGGGACCGCCCATGCGGCTAAACTCAGACCAAGCTGTCTCAATGATGCGGTTTCCGCCACGATCTATTGCGCCATCAGGATTGCGGGCCTTAACCTGAAGGCGGATTCCGCGCTCACCAACCACATTGGTGCGCAGAAGGTGGAGATACCGCTGGAAATACTCGTTGTTACGCTCAAGATCGCGTGATCGGTTGCGAAGATCGGGCAGCGCCCACCGGATTTCACTGTCTGCGCTGCGATCTCCGGGCCTAAAATCAGCGAAAAGCCGCCCTTTTCCGGCGGCTGCGTACATACGCTTCTTTTGCGGCTTCGGCGTCCGCTTAAACAGGTCCAAAACTCCCATTAGCTGAACCTCACCTTCACCGTTGATCCGCTCGATTTTCCTCTCTTGATACGCTCCTTCACAATCTCCTGCTGCAACTCGCGGCGATAGGTGTCGCGTGCAGTAATCAACTCATCAAAGGTCATTTTGCTGAGAGATCGGCCAGCAATACTGTAGCTGCTCACATCAGAGTCCGCCTTGCCCTCCAAGATCGACTGAATCTTGGCAACCATGATCTCTGCGTGCGTGCGCGGGTCTGAGTTGTTGACATCCAAGTCCACAATCGCCGTGAACGCACCGCGATCCACAACCAAGCGGTTACCAGTGGCCGTCTCGGTGACCTCAAGCTGCCAGTGGTAGTAGCCAGCGTCAAAATTCTCTGAATCTGCGCTACTGACTGTGAATAGATAAATGCCACCAGTCTCAGTCGCAGGCATCGTGATTTCACTTGCCCCACCAGCCGTGATCCGCGCAACATATTCCGCAGAAAAGCTGGCAGGCGGGTAATCGCTCGCAATGTCGCTGCGCTTCCACTGAATAAAATCGCCAACAACAACCTCAAGCGGCTCGCCTTCAGGCGCGTTGTCTGGGTCGAAGAGATTTGCCATCACTTGTATCCATGGACGAAGCTATTGCGCTTAGGCATCACTCGCCGCTTTTTAGGTGGGCCACTTTTATCGTCCGATTGTAGCCTATTTTGCGCCTGTTTGTAAACGCTCTCAAGATTGACGTTCAAGATAGCAAGCGCGGCTGTCGCATAGACCCTACAGTCCAACGCTTCGTTGCGCGTTCTGATCTTCACCCACTCCTGCTTCGGCCTGCCCTTGAAATACTTGGTGATCTTCTTTTCCGCCGTCAGCATTCGGAAATACTCTTCATCCCGATCAAGCGGAAAATGGCAGTATCCCTCACCCGGCTCTCGCATCTTCAGTCGTGCGTAAACCAACTCTTTCGTGGTATCAGTGCCGACCGGGAACAGGTTGATCTTGCCGATGTTGTTTTTCGTCGGCCTGCCGATTACCGGCTTACCATCACCGCCAATGCCCTTGATCGCAAACACCCGCTTACCCGTTCTGGTCTTGGCATAGTTGTAGACCTGCTGCGTATAATGGCCCCCAGAGTCAATGCAGGTCGATCTCAGCGCCATCTCGCCTTGCGTCGGGTGTTGGTATGATCGCAGAAGTTCCTCGTCCAAGCGCATCCAGAGTTCCGCTGTGGACGGATCGCCATATATCGTCCGATACTCAACAGACCAACTTTCCTCCCCCCGGCCCCAAGCCACGACCTCGTATTCAAGACGATCATCCTGAACGTCCACGCCCGCCGTCAGCACAAGAGCCTCTTCAGGTAACTCACCACCCCAGTCTTCGCGGCGGTCCAGCAGGTCATGTTCGTCAATCTGCTCACCCTGTTCCTCCCACGTTTCGCCGAGAAAGGTGTTCACCCATGTCTTCAATCGCATCGGGTCGCGCTTTGCCGCCAAGAAGTCCCGCACAGTTTCTTCCATCGGCGTCCAAGGCGAATACAGGCCGCTCAGATGGAAACCGGCGGTCTTCCCATCCCCCTCAGCCGTAGCCCGCCACTCTCCGTATCTGATTGCTTGAAACCGCTTGGCGTCCGTCCAGCAGCTTCCACATTCTTCGCAAATGTAATGCGCCGTGTGAGGCTGGCCATCGGTCCACTGCACATTCGCCCATTTCAAAACCTGATGCTCTCCACAATCAGAACACGGAACATAGTATTTGCGCTGATCGCTTTCCTCATACGCCTGCTCGATCCGGCTGGCCCCCTTTTCGGTGGGGGTACTCACCAAGATGATCTTGCGATTCCAGAAGGTCGCGGATCGACGTTTCGCCAAGCCAACAGGGTCGCCCTCCGTCCCCGCCGAGATCGGGTATCTGTCCACCTCGTCGCAGAGGATGATGCGGCATGGCCGAGATGCCAAAGACGCCGGGCTATTCGCGCCACACGCCGTCACATGCCCGCCAGCAAACACCTTGTGCAGCGTTGTGTTGCCGCTGTCCCTGCTGCGAGGGTCTTTGATCTTCCCAGAAAGCACAGGCGTGTCACGGATTGCAGGAGCAAGGCGGTCCTTCGACCAAGTTTGCGCCATCTCCAGCGTCGGCTGGACAACAAGCATCGGAGCCGGGTCTTGGTGTATGTGAAAGCCCACAACATTGTTGATAAGTTCCGTCTTGCCGACCTGTGCGGCTGTCATCAGAACCACGTTCTCAATGTTTGGATCAGAAACGGCGTTCATCATTCCGCGCTGATATTCCGCACGGCTTGTTGACCACCGCCCAGCCTCCGCGCTGCTCTCGCTGGACAGTTGCCGGTAAGTGTCAGCCCATTCGCTGACCTTCAGCTTAGGTGGAGGCTTGAGCGATCTAACAACAGCCTGCAAAAGCCGCGCTTCCAGCTTATTCTTCTGCGTCTCTTTCGTCGATTCCGACCAGATCATTCAAAGCCTCGATGATTGATTGCTCAATAATAGCCTGCACTTCCTTAACAGTAGCACATGCGTGCGCTTCTGGCGCGACCTTGGTTGGTATGCCCAGCAGCTTGGTCCGAACCTTGGTAAATTGCTTCTCAATGGTGGTGGCGACTTCCTCAATGTAGACAAGTTCGCCGCGAGCGGTCGCGTTCTCCATCTCTTTAGCGTCAGCCTGCTCTTTTGCCAGCCTTGCACGCTCTTCGGCCAAGTCCAGATCGCCAGCCGCTGCTCGGCCTGCGGCCTGCTCACGCAATTTGGAAATGTATTGCTCGCGGCACTTATCCAAGTCATACTGGCCACGCGGCTGCTTGTCGATTTGGCCCATTGCGACCATATCAGACACCATTTTATGGCTGATCCCAAGGTGTTTTGCGACTTCGTGTTGCGTTGCCATAATTGCCTCCTGCCAAAGCAGGATACGCCTGAGAGGCCGCAAAGTCTAATATGAAAGCCCTTATACATATTCTGTCGCTGGAATACGTTTGTGGCGCGAACTACC